CGGCGCAAGCGACGACGCCATTAGGCGGCTTGTGCCCAGAGCCCACGGCCATCCACCTCAGCCCCCATCACCCGCCACGGAATCGGGTCCGTCACCGTCACCTCCGGCACCCATAAATGCGTACTCGACGGCAGCCGCGTCCAGACGACCTGCGTCCCATACGTCCCTTGTTTCCCCGCAGCCGCCTGCCGCGTATCCGACCACGTTTGGCCGTCCGTCGAGGACCGCAACATCACCTGCGGGTCCACGCCATCCCCGGTCGCCGTGCCGAGCCCGACTTCCATCATGAGCTGGAACCGCGACACAAACAGACGACGCACCCCAGGACTGCGCCAGAGCGGCGGGGGGACGCGAAGACGCCGAATCACCGACCCGTCACACTCGGTCGTCGTCGTCGTATCCATCGTGCAAATCAGGCCACTTGTCCGGTCACCGACCAGATGTTTCGAGAAGCCGAAACAGTGGACGCGCGGACTCCAGAGGTCGTAATCCCCAGCCGCCGAGTCCCACATCCCGCGCTCGTGCCACACCCCGGTCGTGACATCAAACGCCCATGTTGCATTCGCAGCCGGAAACGTCAGCACATAAAAGGTATGGCCGTCCATCTCATAGACGAGTGCCTCGGCATCGGTAATCTTCGACGTCCGTTGATACCCCGCAATGGCCGTCTCGACGGCGTTGGTGGAGATGCGCTCCGGCACCAGACCCTGTGCGCCCACGACAATCCCGGCCCCGTCCGACGTCTGCGACAGCCAGCACATCAGTCGGCCCACGAGCTTCACCGTCCAGGGGGCCGGGGTGCCGTAGCCAAAGACGGCACCGGGCACCGGCTCGAACGGGAACGGACTCGCGCCGCTGTCATACCAGACTTCGCCCGTCTGCTCGCCAATCAGCCAAATCTGCCGACTCCCGTCCACGACCATCGCCCGCCACGGGTCAGGGGCAATGGACCGCTGCGCGTACTGGGTCGCGTCCCAGGTCGTCCCGTCATTGAGGTCGCTGATGCGAAACGTCGAGGTGGCGGTGTCAAAGGCCAGGAAGTACCCGTCCAACATGCCGGCCATCACGCAGTCCCCGGTCAGCACCGTCGAGAGGCCGTTGGTCGAGAGGTCCAAAAGATACCCGTTGGTGCCGCTCGCAATGAGCAGCTCGTCGCCCGCATCGCCATTGCTCGCAATACTCGCCGGGTTGGGGTCTTGCAGCATCGTGCCGCGACTCGTCGCCGTCGCCCCGGCGAAAATCTCATACAGCGTGCCGCCCACGACCGCATGGACGCGCCCATTCATCGAAAACAACGCGCGGGTATTCACCGTGCCAACCGTCAGAAACTCGTCTTGCCCCGGCGTCGGAAAGAGCGCCGCGCCCCAGGGGATGGCCGCACTCGCAATTTGCTCGGGATACCAGTTGACCGTCCGCTCCATGTCCGCCAACGGACTTTGTAGCTCGTAGGAGCCAGAAATGAAGCCGGGATACAGCATTAGGTGTCCGAATAAATGTTGTAAATATTGCCCGCGCGCCCGAAGAGCACGCCCGCCGTGCCACAGCCCAGGTCGCGCAGCCGCATATTGGCGCGTTTCACGTCCGCCTTACTTTCAACGGCCGCGAGCTGCAACGCGGGCGAGAGGCCCGCGTCAAATGCCGAGGACAACTCCATCGCCAGGCCGGTACGGAGGAACCGTCGATAGCCAGGGGGGAGCGCAATCGTGTCGGTGATGGCGTCAAATTCTGCGACGGGAGACTGCGTGTAAATGACGCCCTCCAGGGTCGCACTTGTGGGCACGGGGTAGGGATAGAGCGTGCCGAAGCCGCTCGTAAACGTCGGGTCGTAATACCAGTTTTGCGGATAGACCGACGTCAGGGCCTTCTGGGCAATCGCGGCATAGGCATCGACCGTCAGGACGGGACCGAGCTGGTACTCCAGTGTCGGACTGACACTGGTGTCCTGAAACCCGATGTTCTCAATCGCCATCGGCCCGGTCGGCCGCGCCACATTCACTGTCGCGCCGGTCCCAATGGTGTAGGAGGCTGCCGTTGAGAGTGTCCACGTCGTCCGGAGAATCGTAAAGACCGTGAGGTCTTCGGTCGCAAGCCCGTTAATCCAGTCGTTGAGGCGTGAGAGCCCCAACGCAGCATCATCGGCGCTCACCGTCTCTCCCGTTTGAATGACCCGCAGGTCTTGGAGTGAGGCGGTGATGAGTTCCTGCACCGTCACCGCTACACCTGATACAGCGCCAACATCAGCGTGGCCGTGGTGGACGTGCTATTGACGCGAATCGTCGTGAGCGGCAACGTCTGCCCGGCCGTGACTGTAAAGCTCCCCGTGGACCCATCAGGAAACACCGCAACCACCACCCCAGCCCCCCCGCAGTACACCGCCTCGGCCGTGATGGCCTTCGTGTCGGGATTCGCGGAGTAAGTGCTGCCGTCGAAATTGACGGTGTCCGACTTGGTAATCGCGACCGCGCGGTTATACGTCTTGTTCACTTGTGGCACCACTCACCGCCTTCTTCGTCGGCCGTCCGCGTTTCCGTCGCACCGGCACGTCCGCGACGTGCTCGTGCGTGGCATCATCGGCAACCTTGGCTTCCGCCTGCGCTTTCGCGCTCATGCGCTGGTCAGAAAAATGTCGCGCCGCCGCCGTGTCGGCGATGGTGCGCTGATCGGTGTCATACCGGGTGAGCGCCGCATCAGGCGTCTCCTCCCAGCCCGCGCGCAACGCCTTCTCTAATTCCTCAGGGCTCCGCACGGTGAGCTGACATTTCCTCGCAAATGTCTCGGCTTTTGCCTCACCCATCGCCGTACGCGGGTCGCCACACATCACTTTGCCATTCTCATTCGGAAAGGCTTTGTAGACCATCGCCGGAAACGCGACATACCCATCCGCGTTAAACCCGCCCTCGCGCTTGGGTAAATTCCACCGATCCATCTCGCGCGAAAATGCCGAATCGGGGTTGTGGACAACGGGCATACACCTCTCCCTGAAAATGGGGACGAGGCCGGATGCCCCGTCCCCCCGACATGACCGAAATTACGCAATCGCGACGTCAATCGCGGTGAGCGTGCCACTCATCGGACTCGGCAACGGCACCCAAATGGAATTGGCCGCTGTCAAGAGCATGCAGCACTGCCCACTCCCATCGAAAGTACCGACGTCGTAGCCCGATCCGGCATCGCCCAGGCCAGCGGTATACGTCACCGTATGGGCCGCTTTCCCGTTCGCCACAATGGCGAGGATGATGCCATCCTGCGACGAGTCGGGATCGGCCAGCGTCATCGCCAGGGCACTCGTCCCGTTGATGATCGCGGTCGTCCACTGCGCCGCGCCAAACGCGATCGCCCCTGCCGCCGAATAGCTGGTGGTGGTGAAGGGGATCGTCCCTGGTTTCAGGTTGGCCGTCCCTGGCGCGGCGACCGTGAAATCGGCTGCCGCCCCATGCGTGACATTGGCCGACGCGACATGTGCCGCCGTGACCGTGCCATTCTGCCCGCGCAAGACGTTCACCGTCGTGCCGCTGACATAATCCTGCGTGACCTGCAGGAACTCGCCATCAATGAGTACGATGCGCCCCGCCGCCACCGAAGTGGCCGACGCAACGACAATCGAGCTATCGGTGACCGTCACAGCAGAGCTGAGTGTCGTAGTGGCTAATGCCATGACTTAACCCCAAACCCGCGCCGCGAGGCGCGCTTGAATGGTCGTGGCTCCGATCAGAATGTCCAACCGCGACGGATTCTGATCCGTGCCGATCTGGTACTGCTCGACCATGCGTATCGAAAATCCGAGCGACTTGGAGCGCACCGTCGTGCTTTCCGCGCCAGCACCCGGTTTCATCAAGTCCGCCATCACAAACGCGAAGGCGTCCGGATGGTAGACAAATGACTGCGGACTTGCGGTGGTCGCCAGGGTGCCACCCGCCGCCGCTGTGGTCCCGAGCACCGTGATGACCGCGTTGTTGTCCGGCGAGGCAGACACCGTCTGCAGCGCGCCTGACGTGATGATCGATGGGCTAATCGGCAATGTCGCCATCGCCCCTGACGAATCCGACGTCGTCGCCGTCACCACGAACTGCTGGAGACGACCCGAGGACGAGTAGGACAGCGGGTTGACCGAGTTGACGCCAGCGATGGTAAAAACATCGCCTTTGTTCAGGGTCGCCGCGCCTGACGCCCAGCCATCCGTCGCAATCGTGCTGCCCGTCTGGTCTGCGCCATTGACGAGCGGGGTCGAGGCGGTATACGTGCCGGTCGTATGCGTTGGTCGCACCGGGTCTTGATACCATCCGTCCACACCCAACTGCTTCCGGCCGAATTGCCCTTCGGTGTAGTTCTCGGCAATCACGGCACTCGGATTAAAGAGTGACGTGGTCGTGTCGGCCAGCGTGCTCATCGCCAGCGGGTCCAACATCGCCACACGTCCGAGGAGCGGCGTCGAAAGGTCCGTGAGCTTCACGCCCGCTTGCAGGTACGTGAGTGTCGCGGTCGGCGTCGTTCCCGGCGTGCCCACCGAGCTGTAAATATCCGTATAGACGTTGTCAAACGCGAGCACTTCGGCCGCGTTCGCCAACGCCTCCGCGCCCGGATTGACATAGCGGGTGCGGATGTTGTCGAGTTCCGTCGTCGCCTGCGCCGACGAATAGCCAAACGCCACGTTTTTCTGATTCGTGAGCGTAATGGGCACCGTCTGGTCGTAGAGATTCTGGAGCTGGAGCGCCTGGCCGTCCGTGACGGTGAACCGCTGCGGCAGACGGGCGTTGACCGTGTTGCCCACCTTGGCACCGGCCTGAACATACTGATCGTCATAGGTCCGATTGACGTGCGCGAGGAAGACCAGCTTATTAATGAAGGCCCTCGCCACCTCTTTCGTCGTCCACGACGGCGTTGCGAGTGTATTCGCCATGAGGCTTATCCTCTACAGAAGCCCGCGCTTCCGATCGGCGGCATTCATGCGCTTGAAATGTTCTTCAAACGACAAATCGTCGCTGATTTCGTTCGCATCGGGCGTATGAGGCGAAGTACCGAGCGGCTTGATCGGCGGTTTCGCGTGACTCACACCTCGCGCGGGGCCGCTAACAGACGGGGCCGCAGTGAGGCGCTCTTCCAATTTGCCCATTTCCCGGTAGACTTCTGCCGGGTGCAGCGTGGACAGACGCTGAGATTCCGACGGATTCGCGGAAAGATGCTGGAGGAGTTGCACGCCTACCGGCGACTCCATCGCGAGATATTGCATCGGGAGTGACATGGGGACATCCGGGTCCAGTGTCGCGTCGAGGTCAGGATTCTCCGCCCGGGCTTTCGCGAGACGCTCCTGCCACTGCGCCGTATGGGCCGCATGGGCCTCACGCTGTTCCTGCTCCTGGTAGTACGCCTGTCGTCGCGTTTCATATTCGTGCTGGCGGGCGTCCGTGACAAACGTCGCCAACGCGGCCGTGTAGTCGTCGTAATTCTCAAACTGCTCAGCTTTCGGGGCACTCGGCATCGACTTGTACCGCGCCCAATCAGGCTGCGCGTCGGCTGGCACGGCGGCGGGGGCCGCAGCAGGCGCTGGGGCCGACAGTTCAGCCACCCGCGCCTCGGCCGCGTCTGCCCGGCGCTCCGCTTCACGCTGTTTGGCAATCGCCGACTGGACGGCCACCCTCGGATCGCGTCGACGCGCTTTCGACACGGGTGTGGGCTCGACGTCGGTAGACGCGGCCTCACCCGTGGGCGTCGGGATCTCGTCGGATGTCGCCTCGACCGGAGCCCCCTCAGACGAAGCGACGTCCTCTGACGGTGGCGTCTCAGTCGGCGTCTCCGGAGGGGTCGCCGGGAGCGCAGGGGCGTCCTCCGCAAAGGCGAGTGCGATCTGATCCGCACTCTCGTGATTACTATCGATGGTGATATCACCGGACGTGACGATTGCGGCCTCTGTTGGCATCATCCTCACTGCGACACAACGACAAAAAGGACGTGTGTCTGACCTTATCGCGGCCAGTCACACGTCCCCTTGTCGTGTGCCCTCTGTACGTGTCGCCCCTCAGGGTGAAGAGCTGTCGGCACGGTCATGACCCGCGCCCAAGCGACACGTCAAAAAATTGTTGTTACTCTTCTAGCACGGGTATTCCAGATAAATCAACGATTCCGCTTCCCGAGCCCTGGGTATTTCGCCACCACGGCCCGACGAATCCCCGCTGGACGCGGCGCATTATGCGCGAGTTTTAATGCCGATTTCGCCCGGTCTCTGGTATTAATCGGAAAACTCCCCTTCGGGGCACCGCCGGACGGTCCTGCGAAACTTTTCACCGTGGGGTAGTTGCCCACATTGCTGCCGCCGGGCTTGGCACGGGCGGCACGGACGGACGCTGAGAGTTTACGGGCCATACTGTCCTCCTCTTCTCATGGTATCGGCGTGCGTGTAGCGCGACGGGTCCAGGCGAAACCGAGGCTCGATGTCGTACCGGTCCATCAAGGCATGACACGCGTGCGTGCTCAGCGTGAAATACGTCGCCTGCGTCATCTGGAGTCCCTGCCCCACCTGTCGCGCGTGCGTGGCGGCGACATCACATATCTCGGGGCGCGTGGCATAAATCGCACACTGCTGGTCGTCGGTCAGGTGGACACAGTGGCCGTCTCTGGTCGGGACGAGCCCGGCGTCGGCGGCTGCCCGGCAACAGGCCCCGCACCCGGAACAGGCAAAGGTCATCGCTGCACCCTATTCCGGCCACGTGCCGGACGCGAGTATACGCTCAAAGCGAGCCGTTCGCTCCTTGACCGCTTTTTCACTCAAGTAGTACCGCGCCTTCTCATGCTCCTCCTGCACTGCCGTGTAGAGGCTGTATTCGTGTAATATTGATCCAGGCACGCCATGCGCTTGCAGCCAGTCGGCGATATGGGCCAGCAGATCGGCAACTTCCGCATCGTCAAGCTCTCCCAAGTGTCTCCGTCTGGCTTTACATCCCTTCACCCTATCCCGTCCCCTCGCGATAGCGCCTATAGTGGCGCGACTTTGTGGACGCGGGCATACGCTCAATGGTGCGAGTCGTTTGCTTCTTGACCGCTTTTTCACTCAATTGGGGACGGCGACGATGTGTTTCTTCATGGACAATGGTGTCCAAGACCCCACCAGGGATCGTGCGTGACATCGTCTTGTTAATCTTGATCGCCTTTTTGTCCCAATCAATGCTGCCATAATCGCGCATCCGGTTATCGACCGACCGTTTGTACTGCTTCCGCATGATCTTCTGACCCGCTGGCATCTTGTTAAGCAGAATTTTTGCCAGTGCCGCTGTTACATCGTCGCAGATTTTACACATCCCATCATCGTCGAGCGGATGGCCTGCATGGCATGTCCTATTGCCGTCTCTGACCCGTAGGCACCGGTCGTGTTGACAGCCAGGCTGATCAACAAAACAAAAATCATCGGGTACGTGATTCATGCCGTCCTCTAATGCACCGTCTCGGAGCGCCAGAGCCAGTGGTCATGTATAGCCATCCGACGCATCCCCTGGAGAATGCTATCCGGATGGATATGCAACCAGAAACACCAGAAACTGAGTTCGTCACTCGGCCGCGAGAGAAACCGCCGAGCCGAGAGCGCCGCATGGCCCTCACGGCTGATATCCCGATACCGCACCACACCATTCGGGCCACGGGTGCGTTTCGTGCAGTCTTTCACCGCTTGCAGGAGGACGGCCCGTGCCAACGCGCGATACGGCGTGAACGGCCCGACGTCCTGCGTCCCCGTCAGGACACGCGGATCATGAACCGCCGCGTTCCGGCGCACCGAGCTTCTCGACGCGATCATCGGAACCGGGCACCCGTGGCCCGTGGATCACGCCAGGACGCCATCGGGTGGCCCCCGCCCAGGAGATTCCCGAGGCGCTCCGGGGACGGGGCCTGGCGCAGGCCCGTGCGCGCGAGCTGAGGCCGTTGGGCAAACGCCTGTCGCGCAAGGGCCTTCGCCCGGTCGCCGGAGGCTTTCAGTTGGGCACGTCGCGTACGAGACGGGACTCCAGGCATCGGCTGCTCCTTTAGAACGAAAATGTTTTCTCTACCCGGACCGCAAATTCCCCACCGGGGGTGCGCTCGACATTCCCATACCACCCATTCTTCCAATATTCGACAGTGGCCCCAGGCCGCGCTCCTCGTCGTGTGGTCACACGCGCCTCAAGATCGCCGCCCCCGACGCGACGACGGCCACGCAGGGTGATGGTGTCCGGGCCTCTCGGCCCCCATTCACCGAAGCGCACATGCTCACCGAGGAGATTCCCCAACCTCTCCGTCGTGGACGGCACACGAGGCCGCTTAAACGGGCGTGCCATAGTCGGGCCCTTCCTCTGGCGACAGGGGACGGCTCACCCAGGGGGCCTCGGTGCGCGCGGGTGTCCCGGACGCCTTCATCTGCGCGAGCGCCTGCGCCTGGACATGGTCACGCGCCTTCATCTCCTCGTCGTATTGCCATTGGCTCTCGGTGCCCACGCGCTTGGTCGTCGCCTCAAAGACCGCCTTGGCTTCGTCGGCCTGAATCTTCATGTGCGCGATGGCGAGCTGCGTTTCGTTCTTCATCCGCTCCATATCCATCCGCATCTCCAGGTCGGCCTGCTCCCGCTGGGCATCGGCCACGAGACGCTGCTGCTCACGCGCGGTAATGGCCTGCTCCTTCACCGCATCCGTCTCGATTTCGCGCGTTTTGGCATCGAGGGCTTTGGTGAGCTGCTGCAGCATCTGCCCCTGCTCCGCGAGTTGTTGTTGGAGCTGTTGCGCGTCCGGTTGTTCGGTCTGGTCTTGGAGCGGCGGCGGGAGGAGTTTCTTGACCCGCGCGGCGGCTTCGTGATGTCCGGGGAAATCGCGGAATTTCAGATACAAATCCCCCAGAATCGGAAACAGGGCCGGGTTGGCCTGGAAGAGCTGCCCCATTTCGTCGGCCCCCTCCAAGGCCCGCGACTTGTAGCTGCGCCCGATCGTCACGACGACGCCATACCGCCCTTTCCGGAGGTCGTAATTCCACGTCTCGGGCGACATCGGCGGCACGCCGGGGACTGGACCGCCCACGGGAGGAGCCCCCGCGCCGAATGGCGGGGAAGGCATCCCTTGAGGCGGCGCGAGCGGCCCCCCTGGTGGAGCGGGTCCAGGCGGCAGGCCACCCATACCGGGTGGAGGCATGGGTCCGACCGCCCGTGGACGCTGGGTGCGCGGATCGCGCAGAAACGGGGTATTCAGCAAGACCGTCTCCGTCTCGTCTTCCTGGTCGAGGATGCGGGCCACCCGGCCGGGACGGTCATAAATACGCGGAATCAAGTCGAGAATGACCTTGGCTTCATAGGTGAGGCTGATCTCGGCCAAGTTGTCGAGGAAGTGCGAGCTGCCCTGCTCGTATTGCTGTTGCAGGGCGAGGACCGACCGGCCACTCCGCGCGGTTTGGCTCTGCTGGCCCAGGGCGCTCTCGAAGGCACCGGTTCCTTGATGGATGAATTCCCGCGCTTGCTGGAGGAGCACCATCGACGGACCGAGCCGGGACGTATCGACCTGCGTCCGTTGCGGCGGGGGCGCGGGCGTGCCGTTGAGGCTCACGTTTTTATACCGTAAATACGGGAAATTCCGCACGTTGGCGAGCTGGAATTCCTGCTCGTGCCCTTCCTCCTGGCCTTCGACCATCAGATAGGGCGCTTTACTCTCCAGTGAGGCGAGTTCGACCGCTGAGCTGGCGGAATAATTGAGAAGCCGCGCGGCATCCTCGTTGGGCTCGATAATGCCGACCCAGCGCCGCTGTGCTTCAAAGGGAATCAATTCCCGGCCAATGACGGGAATAATGGGAATGTAGCGGCCGTCGAGTGTCTGCGCCGGGGCGAGTTCCTCGACCGCATTCATCGTGGACCACCACAGCGTCGGCACCTGCTCCTCGATCGCGCGTGCGCCGTCGCCCTCGAGGATTATCCGCCCCTCGGGAATCTCATCCTCGAACGCATCGCTGCCATCGTCGAGGAGGACGCGGCGGCGGGTCGCATATTCGAGCCGGTAGTATTCGGCCACGCGCACCGCACGGCCGGCGGAGTCGGCTTCGCCCGTCACCCAGTTCGGCGTCTTCATCCCGACCAGGGATAACTCATCGTCGTCAAAGGCGGCCATTTGGCTGTGGGGATATTTCCGCACGTAGTCGTCCCAGGGCATATCCTGGACGAGAAACGCCCACTGGCCGTCACTCCCATCAGCTTCCTGGGCAAACGGGTCCAGCACGACACTCGCTTGCTGCAAAATGCGCTTGATGGTGATTTTCTGGTCGAAGGGGCTCCCCGCATCCGGGTCCGGCTCGGTCAGGACGCGGTAATACCCTCGTCCACATTTGACCGCGCGCTCAAACGCCCAGGTACGGGCGAGACTCGCGCGACTCTCCACTTCAATCCGCCGATAGAGGCCCTGAATGACCTCGGCGGTCTCGTCATCGGCGTCCTCGGACACCGGATGAATCTGAATCCCCAACTTCGCGGCCCGTTCCGCGTTCAGCGTGAGCTGAATGGGCTGGTCGAGGCTCGGAATCGACAGCATCGGCCGCTGCGGGAGCGCCACCCCGCCGACAATCTGCGGCTTGCGCTGCTCTTTCACGTCATCCGGCCATGCCAGCGCGGGCACCTGAAACCGGAGCGCGTTGACTTCCCGTCGCCGCTGCTCTTCATCCGCCTCCACCCCGACCCGAAAGCGGTCGAGGGCGCGGGTCATTTCGGTCGGCGTCATGCGTCCTCCTACATCCCCATCCAACCCGCCTCGGTCGCGGGCGTGACCCGGACATGCACGGCGGTCGGCGTCCGGGGCGGCTGATAGCGGACCGCCAGTCCCCGAAAGGCGTCCGCGCCATGACTCGCCCAATCATGCACCGGCCGGGCGGTAAATTCTCCCAGGCGGGCATTATAATCCCGGCGATAGTGCATCAGGGCCTCAAGCCCGGCCCGCGTCCGGGTGGCGTCAAACCAGCACCGCCCGAGCAACAGCCGCGCCGCGTGAATCCCGGCCTCGACCTCCTGGCCTTTTTCTCCATGCACGCGCGGGACGACCGCAAAGCGAAGCCCGAGACTCGCGGCCACGTCCAATCGACTCTTCCCGCTGCCCAACTCGCGCACGGCAATATCGTGCGGGGCCCAGTGGGTGCCGTACACATAGCCTTTCCGCTGGAGCATCGCGGCATAATGGGGCAAGCCTTCCCCGCTGGCTTCATAATAGTCAATCAGCCGGATGTCGCCACTGCGGGTGGATTGGCTAAACCAGATCGCAGTGGCGTCTCCGACCCCCAAGTCCCAGTCCGTATCAATGGGGAGCGCCGGATCGAGAGGCACCGTCGTCACGCGGCCCGCGTCCCGCGCCTCCTGCAGCTCGGCCGCGTACACCGCGCCCTTGACCGAGGCTTCAAAACTACACTCAAATTCCTGGGCATATTCGTCGGCCGTCATCACCGAGCGGGCGGAGGCGAGATAACTGGCGTCGAGAATCCCGGTCTCACTCGCCTTGCATTCGCGGTAAAACCACTCCGGGTGCCCGTCGCGCTGCGCGTCCCTCGCAAACATGGCGATGTCGTAGAATTGATTCTTCCCGTTGGGCGTGCCGAGAAACAAGGCGCTGCCCCCACGGTCCACCAGCGTGGGACCAATGACTTCGGAAAACGTCTTGGCCGGATGCAAGCCGTATTCGTCCAAAATGACGCGGTCCAGATACAACCCGCGTAAGCTATCCGGGTTATCCGCGCCGTAAATGCGGGACTGGCCCCTGTTGGGAAAATCCGCCCGCAGCTCGGACTGGTTGAATTCCACCCCCGGGACCGGCCTGGCGTAATACTGCATGTAATCCCAGGCTACCGCTTTCCCCTGGGTATAGGTGGGACCGATATAGGCGCTCCGGGGCCGGTCGTGCGGACACTGGAGCGCCATCTGCTGCGCTAAATTCACCCCCAGTACCGTTTTGCCAAACCGGCGGTGACAAACCAAGACGCCAAACCGCTTCTGCCGCGCTAATTGCCCTATCTCCCGCTGCAGCGGTCGCGGGGTGTAGGGAATCACTACCCGCTGCGCGGTCGTCATGGCGTCTCCGGTACCCGCACCGCCTCCACCGTCACCGGGGCGTCCATTTGCTCGTGCTGGAACACAATCGCCCCACTATGGTCCACCCGGTCCACCAAGAGCCCAAAGTGCTTCGCTAGCATCTCCAAACTCCGCACCTTATCCGCGAGCCGCACCCGAAAAACCTCGTCGGTCTTGTCGTCGCCCGTGGTGAGGTTCCGCTTCACCACGTCAAAACTGCTCACGGCCCGCCCCATGTCCGCCGTCCAGCGGCTCGGGGGCTTCATCCGGCCGTCCGTATCGAAAAACTCCCGCATGTCCACCATGCTTAATGCCCGGAGTTGGTCGAGTACCGCTACGGCCGTGAGTTCCGCCCGGATCAGTTGCTGCCGCTTGCGCGCCGTAATCTCTGCCTGGATGTCCGGACGCCGCATCAGCTTGTATCCCTGCTTGGACGCGTAATGGCGGTCGTTGGCATTCACATACCCAACCGCTGCGGCGGCACGCGTGGCGTCGAGGTCCACGAGATACTCGTTCACAAACCGCTGATACTTGTCCCGCATACGCTGTGTACTATACGCCAGTCCTGGGGAGACGCGTCCCTCTTCCGACGCGAGCGGTTGCACGGTTGCAGGCCAAACGGAGGGGATAGCCATCGTTACGGTGTGCACGGACAGGGAAGACATCTCTCATTAAATGTCTCAAGTTGTCCCATAAGTGTCACGCTCGTCACGCCGTGTGGACGTACTTCGAGATACGTTACAGAAACATAAAGCAGTACCCGAGAGACTTTTTCCGTGAGGGGCGGTCGCCAGATCGGTCCTTATATTGGTTCGGAAAACGCAAAGTCGTTTTCTCTTTCTCTTCGCCGTTCGATGTGTCTCCTGACCAGACCGAAAACCGTCGATTCCCCAGCAAATCATAGACCTTCGCTTACGTAGACTCGGTTAGCTCACTTTCGCCCGTGTCCCAAATCGCCGTAAATGGCGATTTGGCCTTAGCGAAGGTCACGCCAACTTGGGGTGTTTCGCCTCGCAGCGTCGCATAATGCGCGTTGTGTTTACTTGGATAGTGCATCCTGATCTGACCCCGCTGACACCCTCCAACGAGGCCGCAAGACGTTGCAATGTCACAGCTTACAAAGCTACACGTCATTACTAGCAGTCTAGCACGAACAGCCGCCGTGGGTTCCCTGGGGTTCCCCTTGGGTTCCCTGGGGTTCCCGGGGGTTGCCGGGGGTTGCCTTAGCCGTATTCTCTCACGCGCGGGACCGCCAGCGAGTGGCGATGATAGCCCGTTGTGCCCGTTCAGCCGCATCGGTTTTTTATTTACTCCTGCTGACTCCCCCTCTCTATTCTAGAGAGAGGGGGAGTAGTCGCGCGAGGACTCCCGCGACCGTCGCGTCACACCATAGCAACGTAAGCCGTTGACAACGCAGGGGTTACAAGGACAGCGACATCGGACATCAGCCACCGAATCAGCGGTCCCCACACGACCGGCGAGCGCGACAGTCGCGCTCCCTGATTGCTGAATTCCTTAGGAAAAACGCATAACCGGAGTGCCGAGCGCGACTCGAAGGGGTCAAGTCGCGGTCGAGTCGCGCTCCGAGTCGCGGTCGAGTCGCGCTGGTGCAGGATGCCACTATCCCCAGCACTTGACAACCGACAGCGCTGTGGGTTAAGGTGAGTCTCGCGCTCGGACTCGAACAGGCACTCGAACAGGAACAGGTACCCCACATGACACGATGGCACCGCACCGACACCGTCCCAGCGTCCGCGATTGTGTGGCAGGGACGCTCCGCGTTTGACAATGCGCCGATTGTCGCGATTATCACCGGGCTAGATCGTGGGAATAAGAACCGCAAAACAGGAGCAGACCTAGCGCAACTGTGGATCGTCCGATCCGACATAAGCCCGCTAGAGGCGATTAAAACCGGCGCAGATCGGTCCATCTGCTGGATCTGTAAGCATCGTGGCGACGGTACCGGAAAAGGCCGCGCCTGCTATGTCGCGGTGAAGAATGCGCCACGGGCGGTCTATGAAGCTTACCGGAAAGGACGCTATGTCACGATGCGCCCGTCCGACGTAGCCACATATTTAGCGTCTCAAAGTATGGGAGTCCGTATCGGTGCGTATGGAGACGGGGCCGCATTGCCGCTCCACGTCATAGCCGATCTCACTCACGGGATTTTCCACACCGGGTATACACACGCATGGCAGTCACGTCCAGACCTTCGGCCATGGCTTATGGCGTCCGTTGACACTCCGACAGAATACGCCATGGCGAAGCGCTCCGGCTGGCGTACGTTTCGCGTGAGGACATCGGACGAGCACCTGGATTCGCGGGAGATCGCCTGTCCCGCATCGGACGAGTCAGGCAAGCGTACATCCTGCGACCATTGCCGATTATGCGATGGATCACGCCATGCTGATCACCGCAAGTCTATCGCGATCATCGCGCATGGTATCGGCATCTCGTCCTATGTCAGCTTACGATCCTTGTCCAGCCGATAAGGGGAACTCGCACTCGCACTCGCACTCGCACTCGAACAGGAACAGGAACGTGCTTATGAAACTGAATACGGACCACATTCTTGGAAGGAGCAGGCAATGCCAACACGTGAAAACAGATGCACGTTGACGCGGGATCATCTTGGCCAATTAGGCGTTGATGACTTAGAGCATCTCGTCTCGCGACTCAGGCGGGCGACTCGTAGAGCAGAATCCGTCCGAGACTGGGCGAACTGTGTTACTACGCCAACGTGCGAGAGAGTCGATGATCTCCTTTACGATCTCACGTGTCTCGTCGATGACGTGCATAGAATATTGGACGGCGGCATCAGGCTTGTATAGAAACCGTCACCCTTTCAGGCGCGGCGTTCCTAGGGGCCGAGGCGGGGCTTGAGGACAATCTTGAGCAGAGCGCCGCGTATATCAACAGCTGGCTGACTGTACTCAGACACGATCACGGGCTCGTCATTAGCGCCGCGTCACAAGCCCAGAAGGCCACGGACCACATTCTTGGAAGGAGCAGACAATGACACAGCGAACGAGGATCACTTACAAGATTATTAATGTTTTTCAAGGTTTTCACAACCCGTGCGCCGACTACGGATGGCAGGTGTGGAGAAGAGATTCGTGGGAACCAGACCGGTCACTGGTCGGCGTATACCGCACGCGGGCACGAGCACAAAGCGTGGTGCGTGAATCAAAAGAAGAAGACGCGGATGTGTACGTTCTAGAAGACGCGGAGGTGAAGTAAGTGCCGATTACGTTACCAGACTTCGCACAACATCCGGCGTTCATGCGACTGCAGGCCGAAATGGGAATATCTCCGGCCACGCAGGCCGAAGAGACTAGGAACTGCGAGGCCGAGGCGCTGGTCGCCAGGGTGAAGCGTGACTCGTCCGGGTATCTCACGTCCACGGAGCTGGCCGCACTCCGTGCCGTCGAGCGGGAGCGGCTGACGCCAGTACTCGTGCGGTGCGGATCGTGCCGCTTCACATGTGCGATCCAGGACAGCGCGTTCCTGATCGCGGCTGTCGAAGCCCACGGGGATTTTGTACGGGATGTGTCCCTGCGTTGACAAGGCCGAAACCGGCACGGGACGGTCACCCTACGGATAGGAGTAACACGTTATGTCTAGGATCACGGTCTATGCAAACAGTACGATTAGTATCGACGGCAAAACCACGGGCTACCGTGTCCGACAAACATCCACCGGAACGGTAGTCGAGCGACACGCGACCTACGGATCTGTGCTACCACTCGATCTGGGGGACACCGTAGCGATGCCGTCCCCACGCTACGCGCTCAGTTGTCGTGAGTGCGTACCCCTGTCCGGTGTCCCAAATGCCAACAATTTTGACATGGATCTACTGAAAATCTGGGACACGGCGCAGCGTCGGCGGGCGGTCGATAAGGCGATCCGCCTGAATTATTTTGATGTCATTGCGGCATTCGATAGGAGATGGGCATCTCGCAGGACGACTTAACGTTGACAAGGCCGAAACCGGCACGGGACCGTTCCGCGCCGGTTCACCCGTATGGCGGGTGCTGACGAGGCCAGTACGCACTCGACCCAGGAGCAGACTAAATGAAAACTTCTCTCAGTGACGACGGCAAAGGGGCGCTTTATGCCTGTGAGAATTGCGAGTGGCGTGGCGAGGCCGTACTGGGCGGCGAGTGGCGTGGCGAGCCAGTACTGGGCAGCGAAACGCTTCAGATCGGGGACAGGATCAAGGTCCGGGGGATGTCTGCATCCCTTGGGATGCAGACAGCGTGGCACACCATCCAGTCGCTCGACCCGATCACGGTCCGGGTCGATGGTCTCGCCGACTACCTCGTGCGACCTCGTGATGTACTGGAGTCCGAGGTACACAGCTCATGACGCCCCCGTGCCAACGCTGGCGCGACCGGCGCGACAGCTATCGCCCCGCCGGAGAGGTGATTACGACGCAGGACTACGCGGTCGCGCGCCTTGCCTCGGACGCGGTCGCCAAGACGTTCGTGCAGCAGCATCACTATAGCGCCACCTACCCGGCCGCCCGGACGCGTGTGGGGCTCTACCGCCACTGGGCCCTCGTGGGTGTCGCGGTCTTCTCGGTGCG